ATAGTACCTTTATATTTGTTAGGCACAACAGGAATTTCTAGACGAATGTTATAACGACCCATGTACTGCTGTGCAAAGTTATCAGCCAGGGGAATAATACCGTTGTAGAATTCTTCTAGGGTCTTATGTTCAGCAAAAGAGGTTGTCTTGAGGTGGATAGTGTGTGCAATATTTCGTGCACCAAACAACATTCCAACCAGTTCACCAGCAGCATTAATAGCCATGATTATTCCTTAGTAATAGGGCCACCGGACTTCCACGCATCGCAGGTGCGGGAACCAGCGCAAACAAAATGAAAGAGTTCGCAGAATCCAAGATTAGCAGCTTCCATAAACTGATCTTCGTATGCCAACTGATTCTTTACTTCATCGCCGCCTTCAATGCCAGTCTTGATGCATTCAAGCATAGAGGGAGTCTGAATGAAAGCAGCACAATTGCCGCAACGCATCTGTTTCACTGCATCAGTGGGTGCGTTATACATTTTTGCTTTCTTAATCCAAAATACTTCGTTAGGAAGCTCTGGATCAGGAGGACCATAACCAAACTCTTTAAAAGCATTGTTACGATTCTTAAGATTAGTGTGAATATCCTGAGTAGCTACAGGACAAACTTTACCAGTGAGAAGTCCATCAATCATCGTAGCCATATTTTATCCACAATAAAGGTTGCAATACCGCCAAGCGTAGAAGCGATGGTCATACCCATCCAGAAACCACCTTTAGAGCGATTAGCAAGCTCTAGCAGGCATTTAACATCTTTTGCTAGATTTTGAACTTCGTTCTGAAGTGATTCTACTTGTGCTTCTAACTTACCGAACTCACGAGGATCGATGTCAGACATTTGCAGATTTCCTTGGTCGTCCCTGCTTTGGTTTGTTGAAAACAGGAGTGAAACGGGTAGTAGTATTATCTTTGTTTACAACCTCTTCTTCATCAATGCGAACATAGCCTTCATGTCCCTTCATTGATTCAATATCATGAGGAAGTGTAAATTCAACAGTGTTATTACTTTGCAAACAACGATATACTGCCATAATAATCTCCAAAGAAGACTCCCCCGCCTTTTGAGCAGGGGAGTAACTTCAATTAGGCCGGAACAGCCAGAGCGTAAGCTGCGCTAGCGGTTGCAGCACCAGCGGTAGCCGATGTACGCAATGCCTTCACACCATAGATGGTATCCGAAGTGAACAAAGTACCCAGGTATTCCTGTTTGTACTGAGTCTGTGCACGGATGCCTTGCTGCTCAACCAGAACCATCGAATCACGGTGGCCCATCAGAGCGATACGGTCAGCGCCAGAGTTACCAGCACCGAAGTCAGCGTTCGAGCTAACGAACACAGGCATACCGTACAGGTTACCAACTTCACCGTTGCGGATGGTGTTGTTAGAACCAGCTTCACCCACGAAGGCTTGCTCGGTGTAACGAGCCAGACCCATCAAAGTGTTACGGCTTGAGGGAGGAATCAGGAAGAAGCGACCATCCATAGGAATGTCGTTGTCGTCCAGACGCTGAATGGTGCGACGGATAGCAGCATCAGTCAAAGCAGCGGCGTTGGAGCTAGTGCTGTTGTAAGCAGTAGTACCATCGGAACCGATGTAAGCTTTAGTGCTAGCAGCAGAAGTAGCGTAGTCGTTAGTACCGACAGTAGCGCCGTTGAAAGCACGACCCAAACGAACCAGATCGGTGTCCACCTGACGAGCCAGAGCGTAGCCAGCGTCTTCAGTGTAGAAACCGCGCAGGCTGTTCAGAGCTTGCACTTGCACGATATCTTCGATCAAGCGGCTGTACTCATAGTGCTTGTCGATAGACACCTGCACTTCGCCTTCGGTGTTGACGATCAACGTCACAGCGTTGGTAGCGCCTTTGAGCGAAGCAGAACCACGGGTAGGCGAAGGAATGTGAACGGTGTCACCTTTCTTGCCTTTGAAGTTCATGCGCTTAACTACGTTAGCCAGAACCAAGTTCTTTTTGTACGCAGCAACGATTTCATCAGACCAAATTTCTGGGATGAAATTAGCTGCGGTGGTTACGGTTGTATTATTTGCGGGGGAAAATGCGGTTGCCATTTAATTACTCCATAAAATTGTAGATTATTTCACACGATTCTCAGCGTATGCTTGCATAATCTCATCGGATAGTGCTTCATAGCGTTGAGGATCAGTCATTTTGAGCCGAATAAGGTCAGCACGCCTGTAGACCCGTTTAGAAGCTTCCCCTGTTCCCCCTACGTCCACACTAGCAGCTTTAAGGTTCTGTTTCCGAGTAACTTCACCAGCAGTCTCGGTTTGTTTAGCCTTAACGCCTTTAAGGGCTTTGTAAGTCGAAAGCAATTCATTGGCAGAATCATAATCGTATTCAGTGTCCGCTTTGGCATAAAGACCAATACGCACATTTGAACTCTTTACCCATTCTGCAAAGCCAGGATCTTGCACGATTTCAGAGAAATCAGGGTGCTCGGAAGCTAGCTTTTGTTGGATCTGCATCTTCTTAAATTCTTGTGCGGCTTGTCGGCCTGCAAGAACGTCAGGATGAGATTCAACAGTCTTTTGAATAGCTTTCTGAGGATTCTCAAAGAAGTCTATTTCAGGTTCTACTTGAGTATCTTGAACGGTAGATTTAAGGTTGTTCTTAATCAGTTCGTCAGTAAGTTTTCGGATTTCTCCTACTTCTTGAGCCTGTCGTCCAATCAGCTTTTCAGCCTCTTGGTGCATTCGAATAATATCATCTAGAGATTTGTTCCGATATTTATCAGGGATCTCATTAGAGTTATTTTCAACTTGCTTTTGCTCTTCTACTTGCAACTCATTAAGAGTCTCGTCATCATCAATCAACATACTAATTCCTTTTCCTGCCCCTACGGGTTTTAGGATAATTAAATGAACCCGACACTTATGTGTTTATGAGTTCGCCTTTTGCTCTGCTTTTAACTTTTCACGATGTCGGCTGTCAAATTTATTGGCAGCCCCAGGAAAATTTCCTGACCATCCTTCAAGATTAATTGCAGGGCTTGAAATTATGCGTCCTGCTTTACTTGAACAAATCTTACAGTTTATTGTTCTAGTCTCAGAATCCACATAAGCTTCAATTGTGTGGTCATTTTCACAAAGAAATTCATAAAAGCGTTTAGCCATTCTGAATATCCTCGTAAACCTTTTCACACGTACTCTTCCAGTTTAAAATCCAGTTAATGATCTCTAACTGTCCTTGACGATAATATAATTGTTGTTCGTTTGGAACAGTAGACAGATCGTTAGCATGGGTCTTAACTTCTGTTAGTTTTTCCATCAAATCTGACCATCCCTGACGGGACATTAAGTCAAATTGATTTTCATACCATGTTTGTAGTTCTTTGTCCATGTGGAGAACCTGTAGTTAATAAGTAAATAGCTTAACACTATTATTCTGAAATGTCAATAGTTTTTTTATCTTCTACTGCTTTTTTAAGCAAACCAATAAAAAACTCTTTACCGCCTGTTAACTGTTGTAGTTGGAATGTCGTAGAATTAATTTTACGGTCTAAATCAATACAATGATTAAATAGAACTATCTGTTCCTCATTAAAATCATTAGCATCATATTCAATATTATCAATTGTTACGATCTGGGGCTTTTTGTTTTCCATTTCGTTTTCCTTTCAGTTAGTTAATAATTACCACGGGAGACCAGATTCTATCACAGGATTCTTTTGTAATTCTATTTGTTTAACCAAAGCAGCTTCAGTAGCGTCTTTGTCCACACCGTTAGCCCAACACCAGTTCAGCACTTCTTGTTCTGTTACTTGATCGTAAGGAATTGTAGGAGTGCCTTCACCAAACGAGCAGGTAGAGTAAATGGAAGCGATGTAATCACCATCAACAGCGGCAGCAGTCCAATGAGCTGTGGTGATATAACCGTCAGATGTAAGTCGGTCACATTGAGTGATTGTCCAAGTGATAGTAGTCATGTTTACCTTTCGTGTTAAGCAATGCCTGCGGCTGCAAGACGTTTACGGAGAGATTGAATTTCAGCCCACATTACAGGCACAAGCGCAGAAGCATCCATTTGTTGATATACAGGATTACCGTCAACATCTACAGCATCTTTTTCGCCAGTATGTGCGTATGCAGGGGTTTCGTGTGCAATAAACATTGGACGTTCTTGTTCCGCGCCTTTCATCTTGCCCATGTAAACAGGCACGGAATCAATTACTTTACCGCTATCTGCAATAACCCCAAGAATGTCTTTTGCGCGATAGTCAGAGGTTGTGTTGTAAGCAGTTAAGCCGCCTACTCGGTTGTAGGTAATAGAACCACGAGTTGTGCCTCCCGCTTCTGTGCCAAACCAGATAAACTGAGCATCACCTGTCGTTGTGGCGTTCCATGCAGCAAATACACTATTTGCAGTTGTTGTCTGTTTTGCGGTTACTAATGCACTATTTTGTTGTGTCGTAGTCCCCACCAGCAGATTACCGCTGGAATTAAGGCGCATTCCTTCCGTAGTGCCCATTCCATTCCCGCCGTAACGGAAATAAATACCTGCAAGCCCATTCATTACCAAGGCTGAATCTGTGTAGTTAACACCTAATGCAGCGCGGTTAGCGGTGCCATCATGAAGATAAATATAAGGTTGGTTTGTAGATGCAGTGGTATCAGTGTTTTGTGCGTAAATTGCGGGAACTGATGTGCTAGACACCGTCATGGTTGCCAAACCATTTACCGTAAGTTTTTCTGATGATGTAATGTTTGTCGCAGTGGTATTGATGAGCAAACGACCACTGGTATCAAGACGCATTTTTTCAGCGTCAGATGTGGCAAAAACGATTGGTTTGTATGCGCCTGTTGAGCTATATGAGGCTTCAATGACCCAAGCATCAGGTGTTGAAAAATATCCAATTCCAAGGAAAGAATCATTGGCAGAACGCTGAAGGGTTAATGTTCCAGCGTTACCAATAGCTGTAGGTTCAGAAGATGCTTTTGCAAATACTTTTGATGTTGAGCCTAATGCCGCTGTTGCACCAATTGCTACGTTACCACTTGAGTCAATAACTTGACGCACATTGCCAGCACCATCAGATAGAACAATGTAGTTAGAGCCTGTAGCACTGATAGGTGCAGCAGAACCTGTGTAGCCACCGATGATGACGTTGCTTGCACCCGAAGTTACTGCGCTACCTGATGAGTAACCAAGAAATACGTTAGTGCCGCCAGTAGTGTTATAACCAGCGTTATAACCAATAGCAGTGTTATTTGATGCAGTTGATATTGTCAACAATGCAGCATGACCCATAGCTGTATTGCTAGAACCAGTAGTTATTCCATTAAGCGCAGCATAACCAAAAGCATTATTATTAGTGCCTGTGGATGAACCACTTACACCATTAAGCGCAGAATAACCAAAAGCATTGTTGTAATTGCCTGTTTGATATATTCCTGCACTTGCACCAACATAAGATAAATACGAACCTGTTACATTGGCAAAACCTGCATTATTACCTATGAAGGTGTTAACCGTTCCAGTCGTAGTGTTATATCCAGCTTGATAACCCAATCCTGTGTTATTTGAGCCCGTGGTTTTATAAAGCGCAGTTGTACCAATTGCTGTATTACTTGTTCCTGTAGCGCTGGAATATAGAGCTTGATAACCCAAGGCAGCATTACTTGTACCTGTAGCCAGCGTAGCCACTGGAACGCTAAATCCTGTGACGTTACCAATGCTTGCTGTTGGTGCAGTTAGGACTGTAGTGGTGTCTTGAAATCCCACACCAGCGGATGTAATGGTGACCGTAGTGACCGTACCGCCTGATACAACAATGGTTGCTGTGGGGTAAGTTACTGCGGTAGAACCGCTTGAACGTGTCATTACGACACCTGTGTAAGTGCCGTTTGTACCGCCAGTACCACCAGTAATTGTGCCTAGTGTGGCTACAGCAGATGTGGTGTTGTAAGCGGCTTGATAGCCTACTGCGGTGTTGTTTGAACCAATGGTATTGTAAAAAAGAGCTTGTCTACCAAGAGCATTATTTCCACCGCCTGTGGTGTTGTTATTTAATGTCTGATAACCAATGGAAACATTGTTTGAACCTGTTGTATTTGAGGTTAAAGACTGAGTACCAACAGATGTGTTTTGTGCGCCTGATGTGTTTAATGCAACTGCTTGAAAACCAATAGCAACATTATTAGCACCAGTAGCAGCAGTGGCAAAAGCAGTATTACCTAATACTGTATTACTTGATACAGAACCGCCGCCCAAACCAACAGTCAAACCATTGATGTTTGCATCTGCACCTGATACAACCAGCTTGCTTCCTGTTACTGCGGTTGTTGTTCCGATGAGTAAGTTGCCTGAGTTATCCAAACGCATACGTTCGGTATCACTAGTGGCAAAAGCAATTGGTTTATATGCACCTGTGGTTTGATATGTGGCAGCAATTACCCAAGCATCAGGCGTTGTGCGATAACCCAAATAAAGTGATGTGTCATTACCTGTGCGTTGAGTGTAAATTCCTCGCACATTTCCGTAATTTGCACCTTCATCAACAGCACGAATACTTCCAGTAACGTCCAATCGTTGTGCTGGAGATGAATTAGCTAAACCCAATCGACTGTTTGTACTATCCCAAAATAAGTTAGAACTAGTAGTAAATACTTTTGATCCATCAAGATAACCTACACCATTGGCTGTACCTCCAGAAAGTGTCAGAGAGTTACTAACAGTAAGATCAGTGAGATTACCAGTGCTGCCTCCATCTACTTTTTGCCACACAGAACCATTAAAGATGATCCAGTCGCCAATACCCCAGCGAGTTTCGCTATCGATACTTGTAGAACCAGCCACGCTAACTACATAGTAATAGCCCTTAGTACCTACGCTGGAAGTAATTGTGGGAGTATTTGTGGAAGCATTCCACGTACCTTGGTACGAAGTAGCACCAAGAGCCTGCAAAGCAGTGATTTGAGTTTGCAAAGATGTAAGGGTATCCAATACGCCTTGGCTAGTGCCCCCACCGTTGCTGATAACTTTGATGCTTTCAGCCAAATCAGGAGCAACTACTTCACCTACGTTGATAACATTACCGTTGGTAAGTGTAATAATCAGGGAACCATCAAAGTCAATGTGAGCGTCAGAAACACCTACACCATCTTGACCGTCAGCGCCCGGAAGACCTTGAAGTCCATCACGACCATTGCGTCCATCTTTACCGTCTCTTCCTGGACGACCATCTTTACCGTCTTTACCGTCACGACCATTGATACCGTCTTTACCATCCTTGATGTTATTAACACGATTCTCAATAACTTGAGCAGAACCTTGTACGCGCTCAAGCATATCTGCTTCAATACGCTTAAGAGCTTGAAGAACGAGATTTACATTTTCTGCAACTTTCTTTTTTTGAATCTCTTTGCTTTGATTAATAGAATTGTGAATGGATTCTAAAGCAGCAAGCTTTTCCTCATCTGTCATCGAATCAAGATTAGGCAACAAACTCATTTCAAGGCTCCTGAAAGTTCATCGAGAAAATCATTCTCTAATTTTTTAAGATTTTCTTGTTTATTAGCCATCTGAAGCTCAACAATTTTAGATTTATTCTTAATGTCGGCTTCTTTTAGCATCAATTCCGCGATTTTAACACGTTTATCGAACTCTTTGGAAGCTAAATCATCATTAGTGGGCAGATTTTTAGTAGTAGCAGTCATCATTTCCACTTTAGTTTGCTCTGGAAGCAACTGAGCTTCAATCATGGTCTTCGTAGCTTCAGCACGATTCTGCTCTGCTTGAGTTGTACTCACTGCAATCTGAGCCTGAGCAGCTTGCAATGCCAACTGTTGTTGCATCATCTGAGCCTGTTGAGCTTCTGGATTAGGCTGACTCATCTGATCCAACGCTGTAATCAGTTCTGCTCGGTTAGAAAGGCTACTATTAGCTACAATACCCTTCATGATGATAGGCAATACAGGTGTATTAGGGCCAAGAGTCTGCAACAAAGCAATAAACTGCTGTTGTTCATACTCACGAGCAATGATACCCAAAGTAGCGGTAGGCACAAAATTCAAGTCCACCGAAGGATAACGCTCAGGATCGAACTGCATATAGCGGAATGCAGCTTTTTTAATGAACGGAATCAAGAAATCTTCTTGGAAGTTAATCAAGGTACGCTTGTATTTCTTGATAATCGAGGCCACAGCCATCGAAATACCACCCGAAGAGGCATCACGAGCCACCTGAGATACCATACCATTGCTGTCAAGTGTACCAGTAGCTTGCAAAAGCAGTTGCTGGAATACTTGAGCAGTCTGAAGATTACCAGGATCAGTGTTACCGAACTTAAACGGATACAGAATCTCAGAAGGAGAGCCATTAGTAAGCAATGCTTTACCTGGTTTGACCTCAAACTTAGCGCCACGGGGCAAACGAGTTGCATCCATAGCGATCATGGGCGAAGTAGTCAGTGCCAAGGAATCCAAATGACTGCGAATCTGTGCGTCAGCAGCCTTTTGCATATTGTAAGCCTTCTCAACCGTGCCACGACCCAGCAAACGGTTAGGAACAGTGTCATCCTGATAGCAAATAATAGGACGATCCTTCATCATGTAAGGATTTTCTTCGGCTTTAAGCAGAATACCACTATTACCAATGACGATAATGGCTTCTACGAGGTCAGAATAGTCCTCAGCCACTGAGCCTTCAGGAAACAGTTCTACTACACCTTCTTTTTCTTCAATCTTTTCCAGATATTCACGAGGAACCAGACCATAATAAGTCAAAAGACGAACTTTCTCGTCTTTGAACTGCGTCATCTCTTGAGTAGGGTCAAGATCTTCATCATCGGGATCCATGTTGATGTCTACCTTGCGATAGATACCCTTCTCCATGCCTTCCACAATCTTGTGGATAGAGACAAACTTCTCCACAGCAACGCCCATACAGTCTTCAATGCTTGTACCATTGGGGTCAAACAAGAAGTTCTTGGGATTTACAGGCATGATCTTGACCGCAATACGGTCTTTCTCAAGCACACCGATGGCTGCTTGACCAGCAACGCCAGGAATAGCCTGTGTAGCGGGGATATATTCTTTCTCAGACTTAACTACAATCTCACCAATGCCTGTACCATAAATCTCAGCCATGAGTTCGATCTGGTCGATGGCTTTACGGATTTTGTCTTTCTTGAAGTCTTCATCAAGTTGTTCTTTGATCTTCATTACATCAATCGGAGAACCGTCTACGTCTTGAACGTCATCCTCAATATCAAAGAATTCACCCTGACCGAAAATAGCTTCCATGATTTCAGCATGACGAGTCTCCACGGCCTGCTGTGTGCCAGGGGTAATGACTTGGCTGCGCTCAGAGCCACGGGTGCGGTCAGACTCAGCAAACTCACCACGGAAGATACGCTCGTATTCCAACCACGACTCAAGGAAGTTGGTATCACGATAGTTGCGCCACCGCTCACAGTGGTCA